ATGATGGTCATTGTCGGGTTTCAATCGCGCCTTCGCATCAGTGGCCTCTGCTGGTTGAAGAAGGGGTATCGCCACTGTTTTGGCTATCAGAAGACGGACAGCGGATGGGTGCTTTGTGATCCTTTGAGCGATGGTCTGCTGTTGCGGTCAGCACCCGATCTGCCGGCACGTAGGCTGCTCTGTGCAATGGCGGCGGTTGGCGCATCGGTGGTTGCGTTCGAATGCAAAGGTGCAAGGCTGCCGTTGCCGTGGCTGCGACCCCTTACATGCGTTGAAATCTGCAAGCGTCTGGCCGGCCGGCGGTGCGCCTGGCTGGTCACGCCACACCAATTGTATCGAAGCCTCAAGGCCCCCCAGAAATCCGTTGACGAATGGAGGAACTAGGTATAATATCCTAATTGTAGCTCAAAACGATTGGATCGGCGCATGACGGACACGTCACTGCCAATGGTGTTTCGACGCTTTGCCAACGCGCGCGAGCGCCGCTTGCATTGGGAGCAATTGTGGCGTGATTGCTACGCCTATGCTCTGCCCATGCGCGGCCATGGTCTCTCGCAGGGGACTTTCGCCGGCACCAACCATGCCGAACGCCTATTCGATGGCACGGCGCCGGACGCTGTTGAGCAACTCGCCGCAAGCCTGCTCGCCGAGTTAACCCCTCCCTGGGCGAAGTGGTTCGGGCTCAAGCCGGGTCAAGATGTTGATCCTGAAGACAAAAATGAGATGGGCGAAATCCTCGAGGCTGCCGCGGTTCGTGTGCAAGGCCATTTCGACCGCTCTAACTTCGCTGTCGAGATCCATCAGTGCTTTCTCGATCTGGTGACAACCGGAACCGCCTCGCTGCTCTTCGAAGAGGCGCCGCTCGGCAGCGCATCTGCGTTTCGGTTCACCGCCATCCCGGCGGCCGAGATCTACATCGACGGCGATGTCAACGGCACAATCGAGCGACATTTCCGCGTCACGACGGCTAGCCTCTCCGATATTCGACGACGCTTCGCGGCATCGGCGGATCTGGCCCTCGTTCGCAGCGACGCAGGGCCTTCATCGGACGTAAAGCTCGAGTTGCTCGAGGCGGTGGAGGCGCGCGGCCATTCATACGACTATCAGGCCGTTCTTCCCGTTCAAGGGGATGCGGTGCGTACGCCGGCGCTGCTGGGGCGCGGCGCCTTCGAGCAATCCCCTTTCCTGACCTTTCGGTGGATGAAGGGGACGGGTGAGCTCTATGGGCGCTCTCCGGTGATGACCGCCTTGCCCGACATCAAGACCGCCAACAAGGTGGTTGAGCTCGTTCTCAAGAATGCGTCGATCGCGGCAACGGGCATCTGGCTCGCCGAGGACGACGGAGTCTTGAATCCGGCGAACATTCGCTTGGTTCCCGGCAGCATCATTCCGAAGGCCGCCGGTTCTGCAGGCTTGACGCCGCTGCAGGCGCCCGGACGATTCGACGTCTCGGAACTGGTTCTGAGCGATCTCCGCTCGCGCATTCGCCATACCTTGATGGCCGATCGTCTGGCTCAGGTGACTGATCGGCGGATGACCGCTACCGAGGTGCTCGAGCGAAGTGCTGAGATGACACGGCTTCTGGGCGCCATCTATGGGCGGCTGCAGACCGAGCTGCTAACGCCGTTGATGGAGCGCGCACTGGGCATTCTGCGCCGGCGCGGCGAAGTGCCGCCTGTCGCGCTCGATGGCAGCATTGTCGACGTCAAGTACCAGTCGCCGCTTGCCAGGGTGCAGGCACGGGAGGAGATTCGCAACACGCTCCTGTGGCTGGAGACGGTCGGCAAGCTGGGTGGCGATGCCACGCAACTGGTCGACCTCGGTGCCACCGCCAGCTGGCTTGCAGAAACCCTGGGCGTGCCGCGCGATCTCCTCCTTGCCTCCACGGCGGAGTGAGCCGGTCATGCTGCAGCACATCCCGGAAGAGGACACCTGGCCCTGGGTGCCTTCTGAAACGGCGAACCCGCCGCAGGACGACGATCTCGCTGCCGCCATGGCAGCATGCTTCACGGGTCGTCATGGCGATATCGTGATCCAGCATCTCCGGAGCCAGTTTCTCGACCGTCGGTTGCCGCCGAGCGCTTCGGATGCCGAACTCCGTCATGTCGAAGGTCAGCGTTCGGCCATCGCCTACCTTCTTCGTCTCGCCCGTGCCCGAGGTTGAACCATGCAGACCATCGATACGAAGCTACTCCCTTCGACCGATCATTCGGACGAGCTTGCCGAGATCGTGCCGGATGTGGCCTTCGAGGAACGAGGCACGCCGATCGAGGTGGCTGACGCTGCCACTGTTTCCGAGGAAGTGGGCTCGTCGACCGCTGTTGTGCCCAGGCCCGATGACGTGCCCGAGAAGTTCTGGGACCCGGCGACCGGCGCTGTTCGGACGGATGCCTTGCTGCGCTCCTACCTGGAGTTGGAGCGACGACTTGGTCGATCGATACCGAAGCCGGAGGGGGAGGACGATATCGAGGGCATCAATCGCCTCCTGGGCGTGCTTGGACGTCCGGAGGCGCCGGACGGCTACGAGATCACTGCACCACATCCTCTGGTCGAGCCCGACGCCGAGCTCAACGCAGTGCTGCACGATGCCGGCTTCACGCAAAAGCAGGCACAGCTCGTGTACGAGCTTGCAGCTGAGCGTCTTGTGCCACTGCTCCAAGAGGCCACGGACGAGCTTGCGGCAACGCGACAAGTCGATCGCCTGCAGCAGCATTTCGGTGGCCCGGAAGCTTGGCGCAAGACGGCGGAGCAGATCAGGGTCTATGCCGAAGCCAACCTGCCGCCGGAGATCCATGAGGCGCTATCCGGCAGCTATGAGGGTGTCCTCGCCCTTTATGAGATGATGCGGAAGGCTGAGCCCGACATCGTCGGCCAAGCCGGCTCAGGCCAGTTAACCGTTACCGAGGACAGCCTTCGCGAGTTGATCCGCGATCCCCGCTATTGGCGCGATCGCGATCCCGAGATCGTCCAGCGGGTCACAGCAGGTTATCGCAATCTCTATCCCAGCTGACCCCTGGTGACGATCATCCGCGGACAACCGTGCGCCGGCCCGCGTGATCGTCAGACAACCGCCTGAGCTCAAGGCCCGCGAGGACAACCAGCGGCTCCCCCCTATCGCGACAAGCAACGCAAGGTGCGCGATGTCAATCACCATTGATCAAGCTTTTTCGAAACAGTTCGAGCGAGAAGTCCATGAGGCCTACCAGCGGCAGGGCTCGAAGCTGCGGGCGACCGTTCGGGTGAAGAACGGTGTCCGCGGCAGCTCCACGACGTTCCAGAAGGTCGGCAAGGGCGCCGCGGCGACCAAGGCGCGGCACGGCATCGTGCCCGTCATGAACGTCGACTTCAGCGCCGTCGAAGCCATGCTCGTTGACTACTATGCCGGCGAATGGGTCGACCAGCTTGACGAGTTGAAGAGCAACCTGGACGAGCGTCAGGTGCTGGCCAACGCTGGCGCCTTCGCGCTCGGCCGCAAGACCGACGAGTTGATCCTCGTGGCACTCAAGACTGCGTCACAGGTGGCTGGCCAGGACACGACGGGGCTCACCAAGGACAAGGTCCTGCAGGCGTTCGAAATGCTCGGCGACCTCGACGTCCCGGACGATGGCCAGCGCTATGCCGTCATCGGCTGGAAGCAGTGGTCGGACCTGCTGAACGTGGCCGAGTTCGCCAATGCGGAGTTCGTCGGCGACGATCAGCTGCCGTGGCGTGGCACCCAGGCCAAGGTGTGGCTCGGGACCCTTTGGATGCCGCACTCGGGGCTGCCGATCGAGAACGGTGTCCGACACTGCTTCTGGTACCACAAGAGCGCCGTCGGGCATGCCATCGGCCAGGATGTCAAGGCCGACATCACCTGGCACGGCGACCGTGCCGCTCACTTCATCTCCAACTCGATGTCGCAGGGGGCCGTCCTTATCGACGACGACGGTGTCGTCGCCATGCCCTGCAAGGAGAGCTGATCATGGCCTATTCGTCCAGCGGCCTCAGTGCCATCTCCTACGCCAACGGCTTCACGCTGTGGCACTACCGCACCAAGGACATGATCGCCGAGGTCGACAACGTCGGCTACTTCAACGCCGCGACCAAGATGCTGCGCGTCGGTGATTTCATGTTCGTCAACGCCGGCATCGACGATCTGCCGACGCACGGCCTCGTCGTCGTGCTCGCCAATGACGGCGGCGTAGTTGATGTGAGCAACGTCACCCAGTTCGGTTCGATCAACGCCGACTAGCCGATCGAGCGAGTGCGCCGTCCGTAGTGACGGGTCGGTGCAGGCAGACCGGCGAAACATCGCCGGTCTGCCACGCGCGGCACTGCTGCGGCGGGCAGATCCGATCTGCCTGCTCGCCCGATCCCCGACGCCAACCAGAAGCGAATCGCACCATGACCCTATCCGATGTCGAAATCTGCTCGGTGGCACTCGTGAAGATCGGGGCCAGCGCCATTGCCTCTTTCGATGAGGATTCCGTCGAGGCGGACATTGCCGGCCGACTCTACGAGATGACCGTCAGCGCTCTCCTAGCCAGCCATCCCTGGCACTTCACCATTACCGAGGTTGACCTGGAAATCGCCGACGCACCGCCACAGGCGGGCTTCGCGCACGCCTTCTTGCTACCTGATGATCAGGTACGGATCCTTTCTGCTGGCGCCAGCCCACATGGCCGTGGCCTCGCGTACCGGATTGCTGGCAGCCTGCTCCATGCTGACAGCACCAAGGTCGTGCTGACCTATCAGCGGCGGCCGGACACAGCCACTTTCCCTGCCTTCTTCGTTCAGGCCCTGGTCGCGCGCCTCGCTGCCGAGCTCTGCCTGCCACTCACTGAAGGCACCAGCCGCGCCGATGCCCTCTACAAGCTCGCCTCTGCCGAGCTCAAGATCGCCAGGCTAATCGACAGCCAGCAGTCGACACCTCGTGCTGTCGAGGACTTCACCCTCATTGCAGCCCGCAGTCGATGAGCAAGATCACCCTCACCAAGACCGCCTTCACGTCCGGGGAAATCGATCCGGCGCTCTACGGTCGCATCGACCTGCGCGCCTACGAGGAGGGGGCCGCGACGCTCAAGAACGTGCTGGTGCAGCGCACCGGCGGGGTCACCCGCCGTCCCGGAACCGCGCTCGTTGCCGAAGTGCCCAGCGGTGCGAAGTTGTTTCCGTACGATCTTGGCGCGATTCATGATCTGCTCGTCTTCGGGGAGGGTGCTGTTCATGTCGTGACCGACGGCGAGCTGCGACAGACAATCGCCGGCTTGCCTTGGTCGGCCAATGACGTCGCCCAGCTCGATCTGACGCTGGTCGAAGAGGCTGTGCTCGTCTGCCATCCATCGTTTCCACCCCTGCTTCTCGCCCGCGGTGACGGCGACAGCTGGTCGGGCTCGCCGTTGACCTACGCAAGGTTGAGCGCGGCCGATGACGATGAGCGCCGAGCGCGGCCCTTCGCGCGGTTCGCGCCGCCCGACGTGAGCCTGCAGGCGGTTCCGGTCGATGCCAATGACGATCCGACCGCACCAAAATCGAGCATGATCGCCGTCGAGCTGCGGAGTTCTGCGCCCATCTTCGGCCAGGGCTATGAGGCCGGCACCGTATTCAGGATAAAGGGCCGCCAGATTCGGCTCATCAGCGCCGCAGGACAGGGAACCCTGGCATTCGGTCTCACTCTCGAACCGCTGGTCGACGATCTGGCGACCTTGGACTGGGACGAGCAGGCGTTTTCGACCGTCTACGGATGGCCGATCTCGGCAGCCATGCACCAGAATCGTCTGGTCTTCGGCGGGTGCCGCGAGCGGCCCGACTACATCTGGTTCTCGAAGTCTGGACGACCTTTCAACTTCGATCTCGGCATTGGCGAGGACGACGAGGCGATCGCCTTTCGGATCGTTGCCGAACGACGCCATGAGATCAGGCAGTTGTTCTCGGGTAGAGTGCTCCAGGTTTTCACGACCGCTGGTGAATGGACCGTAAGCGGTTTCCCGCTGACGCCCGGCAACGCGCGGGTCGAACTGCAGACCCGGGTCGGCACGGTCGTCGACCGGCAGATTGCGCCGGCCGATGTCGACGGCGCAACGCTGTTCATCGGCGGCACCGGTCGAGACCTGCGGGAGTTCCTGTTCACCGATACCGAGCAGGCCTACCAGGCGGCCGACATCGCCATCCTGTCGCGTCATCTCCTGCGGGAGCCCGTCGACCTCGCCTTCGACCAGGCGCGTAGGGTCATCTGGATCGCGCGGGCAGACGGTCGTGTCTGCGCGGTCACCATCGACCGCAACAGCAATATCGTTGCCTGGAGCCTGCAGGAGACTCGAGGCTGGGTCCGGGCCCTCGCGATGCAGAATGGCGCTCTGGTCATGCTCGTCGAACGCGGCGATGCAGGGCTTGCCGTGGAGCGGCTCGACGATGCGCTACTGGTCGATGGGCAGCGCCGCTTCACCGCGGCTGTGCCGTCGGCTGTGTGGATCGGTCTCGATGCGATCGCTGACGGCAGCTATTTCGTCGTCGCCGACGGTGCTCCGGTTGGTGAGTTGACCGTCAATGACGGCATCCTCGCGTTGCCGACGCCGGCGACCTCGATCGAGCTCGGTCTGGGCTTCGAGCATACGGTCGAGGGCCTGCCAGTGGTGAGCGGCGGCACCCGCGGCGGTGCCGGCGATGCTGCATATCGCCCGATCCGCATCGGGCTGCGGCTTGGTCCGACTGACGAACTCATGCTCGATACCGGTGCCGGAATGCGATCGGTGGCCTTTGGCCGGAAGTCAGGCATGAATGACGTTTTCGATGTCAGTGTCAGGGCCATGGGGTGGCGACGTGGCACCGAGGCGCCGCCGTGGCGCCTCGGCCAGCGGAGCCCCGGCCCCTTCAACCTTCTCTCGGTAACTGTCGAAGCAAAGGTGAACGGCTGATGGGTGGATTGAGCAGTCTAGCGAGCCTGGGTCTCAACGTGGCGCTCGGCCAGGAGGCGGCGAAACGTGAGAGCAAGGAGCTCAAGAAAGAGCGCGATCGGCAACTCGCTGCTATCATGCGCGACAGTCAGGAGGTGGAACGGCAGCAGGCGAATGCCCTGCGGCGTCGCCAAGCCAGGGAGCGTGCTCGCGCCGGTGCTACCGGCACCGCGACTACCGGTGGTTCAATCGATGCGATTCTGCGCGGGCTCGAGCGCGAAGCCGAACTCGATGGCGCCGCCAGGCGGGCGGCTACCAATGCTCGGGTCCAGCAGATTCGTGACACTTTCGGTACGCGCCGCCGCAACAACCTCCTGACGACGACCAACCGTCTTCTGGGTGGGAGCGCATCGAGCATCGGGCGCAGCCTGCTCGGCTGACGCTTGACGCGATGACATCAAAAGCCGGGAAAGCCAGGCGGCAACATGCCGACAAACCGCAGCGGCCGGATGCGATTGGCTTTCTCGGCTTCCCGCAGTTCGTCATCGTCTGGAACAAGCTGCAAGGTCAAAGCACCCCGGCGCTTCATCTTGCCATCTGTCGATGGCTCTATGAGAAGTGGCTCGCTGGGGAGCGCCGCGCGGTGCTCATGGTGTTTCGCGACGCCGGCAAATCGACCGTCGTCGGCCTGTTCGCAGCATGGCTGCTCACTGGAAATCCCAATCTGCGCATCCTGATCATCGCCGCGGAGCAGATGCTTGCCAACAAAATGAGCCGCAACATTCGTCGGATCATCGAGCAACATCCGGCAGCCGAGCACCTGCTGCCCAGACGCATGGACAATTGGACCGTTGATCAGTTCACCGTTCGCCGCAGTCGGAGCCATCGCGATCCGTCCGTTCTTGCCCGCGGTCTGACTGGTAACTTCACTGGCACGCGGGCCGACGTCGTGATTTGCGACGATGTCGAGGTGCCAAACACGTGCCGGACCGCCGCCAGCCGTGCGGAGCTTCGCCAGCGGCTCGCCGAGATCAATTTCGTCCTCGTGCCGAAGGGGCTGCAGCTCTATGTCGGCACGCCGCACAGCTACTATTCGATCTATGCCGATCAGCCGCGCGCCGAGATCGGCGAGGAGCGACCGTTTCTCGACGGCTTCGCGCGGTTGTGCCTGCCGCTGGTGAAGTCCGACGGTTCGAGCGCCTGGCCCGAGCGGTTCTCTGCCGAAATCGTCGAGGACTTGCGCCGCAGCGCCGGGCCGCAGCGGTTCCGCAGCCAGATGATGCTGGAGCCTTCGCCGCCAACTGCCGTCAGCCTTGATCCCGATCGCCTCATCACTTACGCGGACGGCCTGAACAGCCATTGGGCTCAAGGCCGTCTCATGCTCTCCATCGGGCAGACGCCGATCGTCTCCAGCGTCTGCTGGTGGGATCCGGCCTATGGCCGCCCCGGGCGGGGCGACCGAAGCGCCATCGCGGTCGTCATGCTGGATCGCTCGGGCCATTACTGGCTGCACGGTCTTCAATATCTTCAGTTCTCGATCGAGCGCATGGCGGACGTCGACGAAGCGACGCAACTCACCAGACAGGCCATCGCCTTCGCACTCGACATGCAGCAGAGTCGGCTGTTCATCGAAACGAACGGCATCGGCCGTTTCCTGCCAGCGCTCGTCAGGCGCGAGCTCAAGCAGACGGGGCAGAAGCTGGCACTCGTGGAACGTCACTCGAGCAAAGGCAAGAACGAGCGCATCTTGAGCGCGTTGGATCCAATCCTCGCCGCAGGGCATCTGCACGTGCACGAGTCGATCATCGCGTCCGGATTCATCGAGGAGATGCGAGAATGGATGCCTGGTACGGCGACGCTCGACGACGGCCTGGATGCTGTCAGCAGCGCAGTCCTCGAGTTACCCGTGCGCCTTGGCAGGGGGAATGTGCCAGCCGCAGGCGAGCTGGCGGTCGGTAGTGCCGGCTTCTTGGCCGATGCCAGCTTCTCGATATGA